TCCTCTACTTTTGGAAGGGTGGTCACACCCTCGGACTTGCTAAATGTAAAGTCGAAAATGTGGTTTGGGTAAACCACACATGTCCTTGCAAAAGTTTTGTTGCTTTACTACACAAAACCTCTTTTCATGAGCCTCTGCCAATGATTTGTGGCATAGCCTCTACACTTAATAAACTTTAAGCCTATCGTGTTGCAAGGACAGATCTAGATGACGCTTGTAATATTGACGCAATACAAAGAGTTAAGTTGTAAGCCCCACTTATCATTTGTGTATGCCATTTGTTAAATGTAAGATGTACTTGCATATGACTTAGCAGACAATGATGAATGACCCAAAACAACCCAACCCAATCGATTAGATCCTTGTTAGCGGTTTGGAAGTAATATTGAAGTAAAACGACGATGCGTTCTCACAAATTCTTTGAATTTGTGGAGTTTTCAATACCAAATCGCGCTTGGTAATCTATGATAATGTCCATAAATAAAAACAAACTATAAAAATTATGGCCCCCTCCTCGCGAGCAGCTCTATTTTAAGAATAGCTACGCTGTGAAACGAGGGCGTAAACACTGCAAACCCCTCTCCGAGCAAAGAGAATTGTTGCTACATGCCAGATCATGTAGGACTAACACTGCCGACGGGAAAAGTTAAGGTGGACTAGGTTACAGCTCGTGTCGAGCCGAGGACCAGTTAGCGTCTAGGAGTAAGTTAAAGTAACTACTCGCGAGTACTTTGAATCAGGTAAACAGACCAGATTATCAACACATTCCTAAGTGGATAAAGCACCTGGAGGACTGACAGCACCTAAGTTGTTATTTACAAAACAGACACACACACATCATGAATTTCGTTATAAACTCACCAGAGTTTTATTACGTCACGGCGTGTTGCGATCAGACGGTAAATCAGAGATTGGGGTACTACACCCCACTGCTAGCTGAATGTTTCGGCGGTTTGGAGCTTCCTCGGAAGCCCACCGTCTTTGAAGCGTTCCCTAGGCTAGTGGTTAAAACTAGGGAACCTGTGCCAGACAGTAAGTGGGTACACGTGTTACTTTGCGACGAAATTGTCGTATTGTTACAGTTACCAACTCTGGCTCACTTGCGTAGATTTTTGAACAAGCTTTGCACTGTGTGTGACTTTCCTTTCGAAGTCTGCACGTGTGGACAAAGATCTACGCCACCAAATCGCAGATGGACTGTTAGTCAAGTCTCAGATAACACTGAGATGATTTATGAACAACAGTTTGAGCGTTTCATTTCACGGAGACGTGGATTGAATCTTGTTGTTGATCTAGATTTTGAAGATCAAGTTGAAGATGAAGATGATGTGCTGGATTTCAGTGACATTGTTATTGATCGGAATGTCTTAGATGACAACACCCCTTCATCAACACGTATGTTGGTGAACACCCCCACACATTGGGAGTCTCTCGACTCTACCCATTCAAGACTTCAAGGAGGTAAAAAATCCTATGAAATAGTCTTGAATGAGCCAGAAGTTTATGAGCCTCTCGTGAAATTGACTGAAGATGCTTTAACTTTGGTTTTCCAGCTAACTCGTTCGCGTAATATCGCTGATGTTTCATTTGCAGTTAGTGCATTTGTACGTTCAGCTACGGGAAGAGCCACTGGTTATCTCTTGAAAGATCTTGTATTGATGGCCATTTCTGAATTGAAGTGGTATTTTAACAAGGAAATTTCTATCCAAGGAGACAGTGCCAAAGAAAAGCATTGGACTGATACACTTGATGAATTGTACAACAATTATGGCAAGATGAAGAACTCACTGTTAGCTGAAAAGCTCAAGAAAGTTTTGAATCATTTAGTTGCCCATGTTGTCTATCATCGTTTAGGACTGAACTTTGACACCAAACTTTTCAATCAAATTGAAAAGGAACAAATTAGACCATCTCTCTTCGAATGTTTGACATTTGCCGATGCACTTGCTGCTCTGATTGTTTTCCTTTTGAAACAAGGAAGGCAAGCTATGATTAGTGGTGATATCACACACATGTTTATCAATTCTTCTACAACGTCCGAATGGATGTTGAATGTTAAGAGACTGAAGATGGAGTCGGAGTTCTTAGGGAATCCTCAGGCAGTAGATTTGAATATACACAAGTTTTTGAATGAGGTGAAAGTGACAATCGATGAAGGCCGCACTCTAGTTAAGTTTTTACGAACTGAAACACCTGAATGGAGAGCCATCACTTCTTTGATGATGGATATCACAGCCATACAAAATCGATTTTTGTCAATTACTTGTGCCCAATCTTTGAGAAAGCAACCCCTAGGGGTTGTTCTTTTTGGAGATCCAGGTATTGGTAAAACCTCTATTGAGAACATGATTTCAACATTTGATTGTCTTCGACAGAACAGACCTCAAGGAATGCAATACAAATATCAGTTGCCTTCGGACAGTGAGTTTTTGGACAATTTCAAATCCTACATGCACACGGTCGTCATTGATGATGTTGCACAACACGCACCCAATAAAATACAAGGAGTTGATCCTAGTTTGGTGCTGTTGTTGCGTATTATCAACAATCAGCCATTCTGCCCACCCCAAGCTGCACTAGAAGACAAGGGTAAAACACCGATGATGCCAGATTTGGTGATCATTACAACGAACAAATTTGATATGAACTTGCCAATTTACTACCCTGCTTCGTATGCTCCCATGCGTCGTCTTAAGATACATGTAACACCAGAAGTTAAGCCTGAGTTCAGAAAAGAGGGAGGCACTGATATTGACCCCGATAAGGCCATTTCAGATGAACCTTACCCTAATTTCTGGACTTTTAAGGTTTGTGTTCCACGTAAAAAAGTAGACACGCAACAAGGTGAGTTTGTACACATACATACTTTTGCCCATACCATGGATTTTTTGAAATGGTTTGGCGAACAGTCAGATAAACACAATAGACAGCAAGAAGAGTTCCTTGCTATGCAGACACAACAAGTTGGCGCAAAATTGTGTGAAGACTGTAGACTTCCAGAGTCTATGTGTGAATGTGGTATTTTCGGTTGCGGACCTAAATGCACCATATGTGGGATGTTGAAAGGAAAGTGTTCATGCCTTGTTCAGTCTTCTCCAGAAGTAGATGAAGAAGTTCTTTCTCCAGAAGAACAAGAGGAGTATAATATGGTTTACAAGCAAGTCATGGAGATGGCTGCTGATAAAAATATTCCTTTTGATGATGAGAAAGACGATCTTCAAGAACTGTTGCAGAAACTCATGGTTGAAACAGTAAATAACCTTTCTGCCCAAGAGTTTTTGGTTAGATTTAAGGATTTTACCGAAGGGCGTAAGCCTAGGTACATTCCTAAACCACCTCCTAAGTACAGGTATGATGGTGATGGAGTGGAAGAAATTCACGCTCCTCCTGTTACTACTTCTGAAGGATTGTTTGATCTATTCAACGAACGCAAGGATGACTATGTTCGTCCTTGGAGGCCCAAAGTCCACGCGAACAAGCCAGTGGCTTATACTTTGCACCTCTCTTACAAATTCATCCGTCTTTACGGTAAAGTAGAAAAGTACAAACAATGGTTGAACGCATATGCTTATGGCGAGCTTCCTATTGTTATGTCTCTAGGTTGGACTACACAAGAAATTGTGGAAGATTACAACAACTATAACCAATACATGGATGAGAAGGACGATGTTGATCAAATGGATATGCTCGCTGAACTGTTGACCACTGAAGTTAGAACCTCTTTGAAGATTAAAGCTGGTTTCTGGGATAGAATTCTCAAATGGTTGATTGACTTGTACTTTGCTTTTTCGTATTTTCGAAGAACTTGTAGGTACTTTGGTCAATTTTCTGTTGTCAGACGCACTTTTATTCGTTGGTTTAGACCTGCGTTAGTGCGAACAGAGAACCAGAAATATCTCATGAAGAAGGTTGGTAAAAAATTGGATGACAGTTTAGGAGGTGACAATCCTACTGTGTCTCTACTTTTGAAGGCAGCAGCTGCTATTTCCACCATTGCTTTTGGATTTTATTTGGTTCGTAACACCACTACACAGCATGTCGTACATGAAGTCGTAGACAACGTCTGGCGACCAGATAAGGACGGCAAGTATAGTATGGTTAAGAACGGAAAGTTTACCAAAGAGGTGATGATGGTCAATGGTCAACCTGTTACTTTTGAAGGTAAGAGTCCCTACCCTGATGACGTTGAACAGTACACTGATTCGTGTGCATCCCAAAAAGTGTCAGAAGAGGAAGAATGTTCCAGTGTTGATGAACCAAATGAACTTGGACCCGCTAAAACCATAGTGGGTGTTGCACAAGGTTTATACGACAGAGGAATGGTCCCAGTCAGAATGCCAGGAGACGACAAAGTGAACCCTTGGAATGTTCCTGAGCGACATGTTACTGAAGCTGACTTCTCTAGTAAGAGAACGAGAGGACTTGACGATTTTACTCGCAAGTTTGCATCTAATGTTCTGATTTTCCGCGTCACTGGACGTGAAGAGAGTGGTCGAGTCTACAGACAAACAGGTCGTATGTTCGCAGTATCTGAATGTGAGTTCATAACGAATAATCACACCATCAAAAGAAATGAGGTTATGCATCTTAAGGTATACTATGGTGGTTGTGACGATCCAAATGTACCTCATACAACCTTGGAAATCAAGGATGTTCAGATCAACCGTGTACCCATACGCGATATTTGTGTCATCCGGACACGCCAGTTGGCACACTTGTTTAGAGACTTCTCACATAATCTGGTGTCGAAGAGTTTTGATGGCACATATCATGGGTTTTACATGATTAAAAGAACAGATGGTTCCATCAAGAAATTGACAGTCATTGGCGTCGTTAAGACACACGTCAAGATGGAGGATCAAAATCTTGAAATGGAAGCGTTTTGTGGAACAATTCCAAAGGATGAATCTTTGACAGTTGAAGGTGACTGCGGTAGTCCTTTGATTTTGGAAACACCTTATGGTCCTGCCTTGGTTGGATTTCATTGTGTTTTGAATGAACTCAACCGCATGGTTTATTCAACAAAGTTTTGCATTGAAGATCTTAAAGCATTGGTAAAACCAATGAAAGTGCAATGCACCTCTCTTGGGTTGAACCCTGCTGACCTTTTTGAAGCGAAGACTTCTTATTATGACTTTCACAGAGGAAAAGTTTTGATGTATCATGGTGAACTGAAGGGTTTTAGGACCCGTCCTAAGCACCACGTGTTCAAAACTCAGATTCACGAACAGATAGTCGGTAGAACTATTGGTGGATACCATGTAGAAGACAAGTTCGGTCCCCCGTACATGGATTCTTGGCGTCCACAGCAAGTTTCACTCGCTGAGTTTATTGAACCTGTGAAGTACATGGATGAAGTTTTGTTGGATAAATGTGCAGATGTTTTCTTCAAACACATCATGGACAACCTGCCTGTTGATGAGTTGAAACTCATGCATCCCTATTCTTACACAGTGGCAGTGAACGGTATGCCTGGTATGGCTTATGTCGATTCAATTAAAAAATCTACTAGCATGGGATTCCCCTGGAAGACCACAAAGAGACATTACATTGAAGAGACAACCATTCCGGGTTACCAAGACCCTGTGAAGTTTAAGGATGAGATTGAAGAGACGATTGAAGAGTGGATTTTACGTATGGAAAGTGGAGAACGATTACATACAATTTGGTCTGCCAATCTCAAAGATGAACCTGTTAAGAAGAAGAAATATCTCATTCACAAGACGAGAGTCTTTTTCAGTGGTTCTGCTCCACTTCTCATCATTATTAGGATGTATTTCATGGGCTTCTGCAGAGTAGTGAACAGAAACAACTATCTGTTTTTCTCCGCAGTTGGCATGAACCCTCATAGTTTACAGTGGGAAGAGCTGACCAAGTTCCTGTCGAAGTTTGGCACGGACACCTGTATTGCAGGTGACTACGCTTTCTTTGATAAGAAAATGAAAATGCTCATTATTCGACTGGCAATGAAGACCATTATCCGCATTTCAAAACAATCAGGCCTTTTCAATGAGAAGGACTTGAATGTTATGCGTGTCATCATGTACGAGTTGAGCAATCCCTCTGTTGACTATTTTGGCATGGTGATTACTCTGCTAGGAGGTGAAGTTTCTGGTCATCAGTTGACTACCATTCTCAATTGCATCATTAACCTGTTTTATTTGATGTACTGTTACGGAAAAGTTGGATATAATGTTGAAGAATTCTTTGATAAAGTCGTTGCTATTCTGCTTGGTGACGACCACGTTGCCAACGTTAGCCCCGATAGGCCCAACTTCTCCCATACAGCGATTCAGGAAGTGATGCGATCACTTGGGGTCGATTACACTATGGCAGATAAAGAGAGTGAGTCTGTTCCTTATATTAAGCTCTCTGAGTGTACGTTCTTGAAGCGTACGTTTACATACTCAGAGATGTTAGGAGTCCATGTAGCTCCATTAGATAAGGAGAGCATCTTCAAGATGATGACCGTTCAGGTCGCATCTCGTACTGTTACTAAAGAAGAACAATTAGCTCAAGCTATTGTTAGTGCTTCAATGGAGGCCTTCTTTCATGGAAAAGAATTTTTCATGGCAGTTGAAGATTTGATTGATAACCTGACTGTTTCTGAGAAGCTCGAGGAAGCTCAGAAACGGTACCCACGTCCCACTTGGGACGAAAACGTTGTGAGATTCTGGAAAACAGATGTTCGCAACGCGGCTATGGAGGCTAGTCGTAACCAAACCCTCCCTCCGCCAGTTATTTACTGCTATCTCGAAAACGTGGCCCTACAATCGAGACAGAGTGTGGAACAGGTGGAGTGTCATGCTAGGGCGTTCCCCGAAATCCGTATTTACGGAAGTGTGGAGCTTGACACACTTAAGGACCATACGGAGTGCCAGGATGAGCCACCTGACATTCCCGACAATCACCGACTCACGAAAGAAACAAGTGAAAGTGAGGAACAGCTTAATGTCCCAGAAACACAAGGTTCTGTAGATACCGTCCAGGAGCAGACGGTCTTTGTGAACGAGTCCATCCCTGAAACTCTAGAAATAGAGCAAAAGATGAACCCAAATGCTGGCACCCAGCTCGTTAGTTCTAGTTTAGGAAGGTACCTTGAACGACCAACTAAAATTCTCACGTATACATGGAGTGAGAATGGAGCCAGTGGCATCTTGACCAACTTCAAACCATGGAGGTTGTTCTTGACGCACCCTTATATTTCCAATAAATTGCAGTCGTACGGTCTTATCCGTTGTAAACTGCATGTGAAGCTGACTGTTAACGCTAGTCAGTTTTATTATGGAAGCATAGGGGCTTTTTACCAACCGCGTTTACCATCAGTCGAAAGCATCGATTGGTCCAATAGCACGATGGGTG